CCAACACGTTTTTGGCCGCGAAATTTCGGCGGAAACTTTTTTTGTGAGTGACTGAACGATGGGACGCAGAGCGATGTCGCCGGAGCTGCAGGACGCGCGCGGCAATCCCGGCAAGCGGCCGATCCGTAAGGTTGCTCGGGTGCACGGCAAGCACGTCGCGATCGAGCGGCCGAGCTGGCTGACCGAGGCGACGGCGAAGAAGGTCTGGCTACGACTCTCGGGCACCCTGCACTGGCTGCGGCGCGAGCATGCCGAGGTGTTCGGCCGCTATTGCGTCTACATCGCCAACTGGGTCGAGGCGACCAAGGAGATCCGCAAGGGCGGCATGGTCTACGAGACCAGCTCGGCGCATGTCGAGAACATGCTGCGTATCAACCCGTGGTTCACGGTGCGCTCGCGCATCGAGGACGACCTGGTCAAGCTCGAGGAAAAGCTCGGGCTGACGCCGATCGACCGGCAGAAGGTCATCGCCGGCATGGCAGCACTGGCAAGCGGCCAGTTTACCGATCTGTTCGGCGAGGATGAGGACGACGCGGCGCCGGTGCCAGGCGAGGCGACCAGTGAGGTAGTTGCGCCGTCGGCGCCGATCGCCGCGGACGTGATGACGGTCGGCGGGCTGAGCAAGCTCAACTGATGAGCGACGACAGCCTTTACGTTTTCGATGCGGAGACGGCAGATAACGCCTGCCGCTGGATCGAGTCGCACTGCGTCTTCACGACCGACAAATGGGCCGGAAAGCCGTTCCGGCTCGAGGCCTGGCAGCGCGACGATATCATCCGGCCGCTGTTCGGCTGGAAGCGGAAGGCGGACGGTCTCCGGCGTTACCGCCGCGTGATCGTGTGGATCCCGCGCAAGAACGGCAAGACTGAGCTTGCAGCGGCGGTGTCACTGGTGGCCCTGGTCGCCACGGGCGTGCCTGGCGGCGAGGTGTACTCAATCGCCAAGGACAAGGACCAGGCGCGCATCGTCTTCGACAAGGCGGCGACGATGGTCGCCTACTCGCCGCGTCTGGCCGAGGTGATCGAGCCGCTGAAATCGGCACTGTTCGTGCCGCAGCTGGGCGCAAAGTTCGAGCCGCTGAGCGGCGCGCCGACCGGAAAGCATGGCCGCAACGCCTCAGCGCTGGTCGGCGACGAAGTGCATGAATGGCCGGATGACCGGCTCTACACGTTCATCCACCAGTCGGAGGGCGCACGTGAGGAGCCGATCGAGTTCCTGATCTCGACGGCCGGAACGCAGGAAGGCTTTGGCTGGGAACTGTGGCAGGAGTGCCAGAAGATCCTCGACGGTACGATCGACGATCCGGAAACCCTGGTCGTCATCTATGCCGCCGGCGCCGACGACGACTGGACCAGCGAAACCACCTGGCGCAAGGCCAACCCGAACCTCGGCGTTTCGGTGCGGCTCGAGTATCTCACGACGGAGTGCCGGCGGGCGCAGGAAAACCCCCGGCTCGAGAACGACTTCAAGCGGTACCACCTCAACATGTGGACCGAGCAGGACGTTCGCTGGCTATCGATGGATCTGTGGAAGCGTTGCAGCGCCGACCCGACGGATATCGACCTGTGGCGCAAACTGCCGGCGCTGATGAAGGGTCGGCGCGGCTATGCCGGGGTCGATCTGTCGTCGACGTCGGACATCACTGCAATGGTGTTCGCCTTCCCGCCGGACGACGACTGGCCGCGCTGGGTATTGCTGCCGCGGTTCTGGGTACCGGAGGCAACGATCGAGCGGCGCACACGGGTCGACCGGGTGCCGTATGAGACATGGGCACGGCTCGGCATGATCGAGACGACGCCGGGCACGACGGTGAACTACGACTACATCAAGGAAGCGGCGTTTGCCTGGATGGATGCGTTCGAGGTGCGCAGCTTCGGCTTTGACCGGTGGAACGCGACGCAGACCATGAACGACATGGAAGCGGAAGGCATCGAGATCGTGAAGGTCGGGCAAGGGTTCGCCAGCCTGACGGCGCCGTCGAAAGAGCTCGAGCGCCTGGTGGTGGCCGGCGAGCTCGAGCACGGAAACCATCCGGTGCTGACCTGGATGGCACGGAATGCCGGATACGAGACCGATGCCGCCGGCAATCTGAAGCCGAGCAAGGCCAAGAGCAAAGAGAAGATCGACGGCATCGCGGCGACGGTGAACGCGCTGTTCGTTGGCATGACGACCGAAATCGAAGGCCCGACAGTCTATCGCGAACGCGGCCTTCTGGTCGCCTGAGGAGCAACGCATGGCTTTCTGGTCGCGCTTTTTTCGCCAGGCTGCGGCGCCCGAGCGCATCGAACCGCGCGCGGCAACGCAGATGGGCGATGGTGGCGTGCGCATCAGCACCAGTCAGCAGCTCGACGAGTACCTGCGCGAGGGGGGCGTCACTGCTTCAGGCGCCGTCGTTACGCCCGACACGGCCATGCGGACTGGAGCGGTGTTCGCGTCTGTGAGGTTGATCACCGGTCCACAGGCAAATCTGCCGTTGGACGTTAAAGTTCGTGTCGACGACAAGGTGCGGCAGGATGCCAGCTCGAGCGCGGTGTGGAAGGTCCTCAACCGCAAGCCAAATGGCTGGCAGACGCCGCAACAGTTTCGCCGCATGCTGGGCTCGCACCATCTGCTGCGTGGCAACGGTTATGCCTACATCGTCTGGAACTGGGATCGCACGCAGCCGCAGGCGCTTATCCCGATGCACCCCGACCGGGTGGACTGCAAGCAGGCCGGCGATCTCAGCCTGTCGTATCGCTACCAGCGCAAGGACGGGCGCACGATCGAGTTGCGCCAGAACGACGTGTTTCACCTGATGGGCCTGACACTGGACGGTGTCACGGGAGTCACGCCGATCACCTACGCCCGGGAAAGCATAGGCACGTCGATGACCATGCAGCGTCACGGCGCCACCCTGTTCAAGAACGGGGCGCGTCCAAGCGTGGTACTGAAGCATCCCAAGCTGGTCGGTAAAGAGGCGATCGGTAATTTGCGCGAAAGCCTCGACGAGTATCGCGCCGGCGGCGACGCCGAAGGCACTGCCCTGATCCTCGAGGAGGGGATGGATATCTCCCCGCTCACCATGACGGCCGTCGATGCGCAATGGATCGAAAGCCAGAAGTTCACGCGCACCGAGATCGCCATGTTCTTCGGGGTGCCGCCCTTCATGCTGGGCGACACCGAGAAGTCGACGAGCTGGGGCTCGGGAATCGAGCAGCAGACCCTGGCGTTCATCGCCTACACGCTCGAAGACTACCTGACGATGTGGGAGCAGACAGCGTACCGCGACCTAATCCGTGATCCGACAGAGCGGATGTATGCGCGGTTCAACCGCTCGGCGCTGGTCAAGGGCGACATTAAGACCCGTTGGGATGCCTACGTAAAAGGCATGCAGTGGGGGGTGTGGAGCCCCGACGACGTGCGCGGCTTCGAAGACGAAAACCCGCGCGGCGACGGCGAAGGTGGGCGCTACTACGACCCGCCGAACACGGCCGGCACGACGGCCGGTAGCACTTCTGGAGATCCGCAAAATGACCCTCCGCAGCCTGCCTGAGGCCAAGGCAATTGCGCGCCCGCAGAACTTCCAATGGGACGCACCTGCCGACGTGCTTGCCAAGTGGGCCGAGCGTCCGATGGCAGCGACCGATGCCGCCGATACGATCAGCATCTTCGACATGATCGGCGAGGACCCGTGGACGGGCGGCGGCTTCACCGCGAAGCGAGCGGCGGGAGCGCTGCGCGCTATCGGCAACAAGGATGTGACGGTGCAGATCAACTCGCCTGGCGGCGATGTGTTCGAGGGTATCGCGATCTACAACCTCCTGCGGGCCCACCCGGCCAAGGTCAACGTGCAGATCATGGGGTGGGCCGCGTCGGTTGCCTCGATCATTGCCATGGCCGGAGACACGGTAAGCATGGGGCCCGGCACGTTTCTGATGGTGCACAATGCCTGGGGCGTGGTGGTGGGCAACCGGCACGACCTGACGGCCGCGGCGGACATGCTGGCCGGCATCGACAGCGGCCTCGTCGACATCTACGCGGCGCGCGCCAGCATCGACCGCAAGGCCATCGAAAAGCTGATGGATGCAGAGAGTTTTCTCGGACCGACCGAAGCGATTACCAAAGGGTTTGCCGACAGCGAGGACGCCGCCCTTGCCGCCGACGCAGGCGCCCAAGCGTCGACCGATCGCGCGCTGATGGCGCGCCGTCAGACCGAAGCCGCGCTGGCGCGCGCCGGTCTCAACCGTTCCGCGCGTGCCGAGATCCTGAGGGAGATCGGTGCGAGCAACCCGGCCCAGCGTGATGCAAGCCGGACCAGCGAAGCCCCGCGCGATGCAAGCTTCGACATCGCTGCAGCCCTGCAGCTCATCGAAACCATCAAGTCCTAGGAGACTGACCATGGAGCATGCTCTGCTCAACCCGCGCCGTCCGCGCGGCCTGGTTGGCGTGCGCGCGGATGCCGGCGACGCCAACAAGATTCTTTCCGACCTGCAGAAGACGTTCGAGACTTTCAAGCAGGAAAACGATTCTCGCCTGAAGGGGATCGATAAGCGCTTCGACGACGTCGTGCAGGCCGAAAAGGTCGACCGCATCAACGCCGACCTCAGCAAGCTGCAGGCCGCCATCGATGCCGTGAATGTCGCGATGGCTGCGGCTCAGCTGGGGGGCAATGCCGGCGACGGTCTGACTGCCGACCAGCGTGCGCATGCCGCCGCGTTCGATCGCTTCTTCCGCAAGGGCATTGAGGACAATCTGCGCGACCTTGAGGTCAAGGCTGCCGCGTCATCGTCGTCGGACCCAGATGGCGGCTACACGGTGAGCAAGCAGATCGAGTCGACGATTGACCGCGTACTGAGCACTGTTTCGGCGATGCGGCGCCTCGCCCGCGTGATGCCGATTTCGGCGGCCGTCTACAAGAAGGTCATCAACCAGGGCGGCACCGCCACCGGCTGGGTGGGTGAGAAGAGCTCGCGCCCTGAAACCGGCACTTCGCAGCTTTCGGCGCTCGAGTTCCCCGCAATGGAACTCTACGCCAACCCTGGCGCAACCCAGGGTCTGCTGGACGACAGTTCCATCGATATCGGCGCCTGGCTGGCGAGCGAGATCGACGTAGTGTTTGCCGAGCAGGAGGGCGCCGCGTTCATCTCCGGCAATGGCAACGCCAAACCGCGCGGTATTCTGGGCTACACCGCTGTGGCCGATGCGTCCTATAGCTGGGGGAGTCTGGGGTACTTCGCCACCGGCGTTGCCGCGGCAATCTCGGATGCTTCGAACAATGGCGTCGATGCGCTGATCCGCATCGCCTACGGGCTGAAGCAGGGCTATCGCAGCAATGCGACCTGGCTGATGAACCGCAAGACGGCAGGCAGCGTACGCCAGTTGAAGGACGCCTACGGCCAGTATCTCTGGCAGCCCTCGACGCAGCTTGGCCAGCCGGCGACACTGCTGGGTTATCCGCAGGTTGATGATGACAACATGTCGGACATCGGCGCCAACGCCTACCCGATCGCGTTCGGCGATTTCCAGCGCGGCTACCTGATCGTCGACCGTCAGGGCATCCGCGTCCTGCGCGACCCCTACACCAACAAACCGTATGTGATGTTCTACACGACGAAGCGCGTCGGCGGCGGGGTGCAGAACTTCGAGGCGATCAAGCTGCTGAAAGTCGCGACCTCATAAGGCCGCCGCTTCACGCAACTTTCTCTTGAGGATCAACCGGCAGCCGCCTCGAAAAATGCGGCTGCCTCCCTTCTTCTAGTCAGATGAAAGGAGGGTCCGATGCAGGACCTCCATAACAAGATCAACGTGAAGCGGGCCATTTCGCCGGCTGCTGCAGTGACCGACAATACGGCTTTCGTGTCGCAGGTTCTCGATCTGCGCTATGGCATTGAAGGCGCCGAACTGCTTATCGCGACCGGCTCTCTGGCAGATGCCGATGCGACGTTCACCGTCCTGATCGAGGACAGTCCCGACAACAGCACGTTCACTGCGGTCGACGACAAGTTCCTGCTGGGTCTCGAGACGCAGGCGAGCTTCACGTTTGCCGCCGACGACAAGGTCTTCAAGATCGGCTATATCGGCACGCAGCCCTACCTGCGCGCCACCATCACCCCGGCCAACAACTCCGGCAACGCACTCATTTCGGCGGTGTGGGTGACCTTGCCGACGATCGCGCCCACGCCGAACCCGCCGGTTTGATCCGGCCTGACGCTGTAGCTCGGCCAGGTCATGCCTTGCCGGGCTGCTATTGGGGTTCCCTCTATCGAAAGCGATTTGACCATGAAGGCGATTGTAACCAAGGCGTTCGTCGGACGCCCGGACGACGAGATCGTGGCACGCAACATTGCGACGGGCGAAGTGCTGACCGGCGACCTGGCCGATGTGGCGCTGCGCGAGAAGTGGGCCGAACCAGTGGAAAAGGCCGACAGGCGTGCTGCGGCTGCTGCAGCAAAGGCGGCGGCGGAAAAGCAACAGATTATCGAGGCGGCACAAGCCAAGCTTGCGGACGCGGAGGCGACCCTCGCTGCGGCTGACGAGGCTGGCAAGGCGACGGCGCAGGTCGCAGTCGACGAGGCCAAGCAGAAGTTGGCAGATGCTGAAGCCGCCCTGGCGGCCCTGAGCTAGAGCGGAGTTTCGACACATGGCGACGCAAATTCTCGCGACGGCTTCCACAGCGCTCAGCTCGTCCGACACGGTCTTCACCTCTGACACGCTGGTTTCGCTGAAGGGCGCGGCGGTTGGCGCAAACGTTACGATCGAGAGCAAGGACGACGCCGGCACCTACAACGTCGTCGGCGTGCTGACGCAGGAAAAGCCCTCAGGCATCCTGCCGGCAGGAACCTTTAGGTTCACGCGGATCGCCGGCGCCTCATGCGGTGTCTACAGTGCCTGACCTGCTCCGGCCAACATTGCGCCCCACGCTAAGGCCGCCCAAGGCTCTCCCCCTCACCCCGGCCAAGGGCGGGGGGTTCTCGCTCGCCTCGCTGTTCCGCGCGGGCGAGGACGGCTTCCTGTTCTATCCGATGTCGGACCTGACGCGGCTGTTTCTGCTCAGCAATGGCAGCACGGGCAATGCGGCCGTAGATACCGATCCAATTGGCCTTGATCTCGACAATCACGGCTGGGGTGCATCCGACCTGACAGCGACCCTCGCGGTGCAGAGTGAACTGCTTGTGCCCGGGTCGTGGAGCATGTCGGTCGCCGGCGGCACGAGCACGGCTACAGAGAGTCCGGCTGGCCAGCTGAACCTGAATGGTGACGGCACAAATCAGGCACGCGGCGACCAAAGCTTTACGACAGTCGTGGGTAAAACGTATCGGCTGTCATTCACCAGCGCCACGACCGGGGCGTCCGCCGATGTGGGCACGACGCAAGGTGCCGCGAACGTCACCACGGTGGCCGGCGGGATCGGAGCCACCACCTTTTACTTCGTGGCCCAATCGACCACTACCTGGGTAAGGCTTCGCCGCACCTCCGGTCTCTCCACCGTAACGTCAATCTCCTGCAAGCTCGTCCCCGGCAACCATGCCCTTCAGGCAACGACCACCAGGCGCCCGCTCTACAAGACCAACAGCGGCAAGCCGTATCTGAGCTTTGACGGCTCGGACGATGTGCTTCAGTCGTCATTTGCTCCAACAGCAGCGATGACAATGGCCATCGCTTTCAACTCCGCAACGGACGGCGGAATCCTGATGGGCGGAGGAAACTCGACCGGCAACTTCCGGGCCTACGTCGCCGCTGTCAGCGGAGGAAAGTTTGCCGCTGGGTGGGGCGCACAAAGTAGCGCAGTCATTCAGGGCGGCAGCGGCGCCCTCAACTCAGACCACGTTGGGCTCATGACGGTGGATGCAACAAGCGTTGACCTATGGCTCGACGGCGCCTTGGTCTATTCGCAGCCCCCAAGCGGAACGGGCTCCGGGGGTGGTGGTGTGCCTACCGTCGCCATAGGCGGATGGAACAACGGCGGCACGCCGTCGACCTGGTCTGCGATGCGGGCGTATGCCGCGCTCGCCCTCAATCGCCGTGTCACTGCCGCCGAGATCACCGGCATCACTTCCCTGTTCCAGAGGACTTACCAATGACCACCCAGCCGATCATCTGTCTCGTTACCGCCGCCGCAAAAGCGAATGCCAACCTCGTCTGGGCGGCATGGGGCAAGGGGCCGGACACCTTCTCTCGCCGCCTCGCCGCGAAGGCCGGCATCAACGAAAACTCGACGCCGACGCACTACCTGATGGCCGACAGCTCGATCTCGGTCGAAGATGTCGGCATCATTCAGCAGTTTGCCAACAACCAGCTTCCGCCGCTGCCCGATGGCATGGCCTGGGGAGTCGATGGCGTCATCAGCGCAGCGGACGCACTGGCGGCCATCAACGGCGTCAACCTGCAGTGCTACTCGGCCTCGGGTAACGTCGAGCCGCTTGACCACGCAAACGCCATTCTCGACAGCCGGAGCTTGGCCTTCATTCCAGACGCGATCTGACCCCACGCCCTCACCGCATAATTGCGCCAAGGGCGATATTTTCGTATTCCTCGATGACGACCTGTCATGGGACGCGACTTCTTCAAAATGCGGCTGCTCTACAACGAGGCTGTCGGGGACAGCGCCCTTCACGACGAACTCACACAGGAGACGACAGATGGAAAATGATCCCGTTATGGCCGCATGGGAAGAGCGCAACCGGAAGCGCCTTGGCGCCGAAGCCATGCCCGATCCGAGCGAGGAAGATATTGCCTATGGGGCGCACGTCTTATCCGAGTGGCTGGATAACGCGGCGCCGCTGAATGAGCACCGCTACCGCGACCCGGCGAAGGCCCTGCTCAAATACGCCGCGTACATGCTCGCCAAGCAGTTGTTGGGAGACACCCCCAATGGACAGTAAGATCGAGCCGGTGACGCTGGCGGGCAATTTCGTCGCGCCCAAGCGCATTGTCGATGACCCGCAATATGCGACCTACGCCCCTGGCATGGTGGCGCTGTTGCTGACGCTGCCATGGGCCATGCTGGAAGCGGAAACGATCTTCGCGCCGGCGGTCGACATCTGACCCCACACCCTAACCGCTGTCGAAGGGTGTGATCGCCTCGACCGGCACGTCGCCGAAATGGGCGATGAGGGCGGGCAGGTAGCGGGTCTCGCCGCCGTGCTCGAGGTAACTCTCGGCCGCTGTGCGAAAGCTCGGGCGGTCGTTGCGGGAAATGAAAATAGGTGCTCTGTCGAGCGCAGCCATGACTGATCTCCAAGGATCGGTTGCGGTTAGAGCGCGCCGCGACCTTGCCGGGTCCGGCGCGTTCGCCTTGAGAGATAGGGCTGCAGCTGCGGCCAACCAAATCGAACATCGTCACAGGCTTAACGAGGGGCACGCTATGCCACGCGGATGGGTGATCATTGGTCTCGCGGTCGCAAGCTGGTGCCCGCCGCTGTGGCTGGTCAGTTTGTTGGTGCGCTGATGAGTACGTTCAAGCCCATCCGCACCGCCGCGCCAGCAACGCTGCCCGTGACGCGGGCCGAGGCCAAGGCGCAACTGCAGATCGATAGCAGCGACACGACATGGGACAGCCTGGTCGACGGGCTGATCGATGCCGCGGTGTCGCATATCGACGGGTGGAGCGGCATTCTTGGTCGCTGCCTGGTGACGCAGACATGGATGCAGACGTTTGAATGTTTCGAGCGCGAGCTCGACTTGCCGTTTCCGGATGTTTCGGCGGTGACGGTGCAATATCGCGACGCGGCGGGTACGCTGCAGACCTATGACGCGGCCAACTATGTGCTGCAGGAAGAGGCCGGCGGATCGTGCGTCGAGCTGCTGACGACGGCGGCGATCCCGGCGACGATTGCGACGCGTGAGGATCGCGTCGTGGTGACGATGACGGTGGGCTATGGCGCTGCCGCGAATGTGCCGGCGGCAATCAAGCAGGCGATCCTGGTGATGGTTGGCCACTGGTTTGCCAACCGCGAGACGGTGAACGTGGGCAATATCGTCAGTGAGCTGCCATATGGGGCGACGGCGTTGCTGGCACCATTCCGGCGAGTAGGCGTCTGATGGACTTCAAGGCCGGCAGTCTCGACCAGCGGGTGACGCTGCAGCGGTCTACAACGTCGACCAATGGGCTCGGCGAGGCGATCCCCTCGTGGGCTGATCTCGACACCGTGTGGGCCTCCTGGCGTCGCGCATCGGCGCGGGAAACGCTGGCGGCGGCAGAACTGAGCGCCGTGGTCTCGGACGTATTCGAGGTGCGGCGGTCGTCATCGATCAGCGACCTCGGGCCGAAGGACCGCATCGTGTGGGACGGCCGGACCTATGACATCGCCGAGGTCACGCCGCTTGCTCGGTACGGGCTGCGCATCGGCGCTGTCGCGCGGGGCGAGTAAATGGGCGCGGTCGTGACTGTGAAAGTCGAGGGCCTTGCGGAAATCGACGCGGCGTTTGGCGAAATGAAGAAGGCGACGGCGCGCAATGTCATGCGCCGGGCGCTGATCGCGGCGGCGCAGCCGATGGTCGACCTGGCCTCGCGGCTCGCACCGGATGATCCGGCAACCGGGCCACCGGACTTGCAGTCGACGATCATCGCATCGAGCAAGACGCGCAAGAGTACGGTCGGCAATGCCGAGTTTCGCGCGGTGATGGAAGGCGGTGGGACGCGGGCCGATGCACGTGCTGCACTGATCGATGCCCGACGGGCGGCGGGCGAGGCAGTCAGCTTTGCAGAGGCGTTCGTGGGCCCGGCAGCGGGCAGCAAGCGCAACGCCATCAAGGCCATCGTGCAGGAGTTCGGGTCGGTTAAGCAGGCGGCGCAGCCCTATATGCGGCCCGCGTGGGAAGCGACGAAGAACGCCGTCCTCGACGGGATCAAGGGCGCGCTCCGAACCGAGATCGACAAGGCGGTAAAGCGGGCAGCGGCACGCGCCCTGCGACTAGCGGCGAAGGGCTGACATGGAAACCGATCTGCGCACGCTTATCCTGTCGGCCTCGGCGGTGACGGCGCTTGTGGCCCAGCGGGTGACGTGGGGTGCGCGACCGCAGGCGGTGACGCAGCCGGACATCGTGCTCATCAACGTGTCGCAGACGACGGGCTATCACCTGCAGGGCGAGAGCGGGCTCGATAGCTCGCTGGTGCAGATGGACATCCGGTCCCGGGTATCGATGGCCGATGCAGGGGCAATCCGCGACGCGGTGCGCGCGGTGCTCTCTGGCTACAAGGGCGTCGTCGGCACAACGACATTCTACGGGATTTTCCTCCGCCAGGTTCGGCAGCGCGTCGAGCAGGCCGAAGGCGGGGGCATGGCGTACCTGATCCAGATGGATTGGGACATTCAGAGCCGCAGCGCGGCGTAGTTTCCACCAGCACAGGGGGCCGCAATGACGGCACTTTCCATCACCGCGGCAAACGTGGTGCCGGGCGCGGACGCCCGCATTGATCGCAACGGCTATGCCGGCGAGACCATCACCGCCGGGCAGGCCGTCTACAAGGCGGTAGACGGCTTCTGGTACAAAGCCGACGATGACAGCGCCACGGCGCTTGCCCGCGCCGCGACCGGCATCGCGCTCAACGGCGCGTCGCAGTATCAGCCCATCGATGTGCAGACATCGGGAAGCCTGACCATCGGCGCGACCATGACGGCGGGGCTCGCCTATTACCTCGGCGCAACAGCGGGCGCGATTGTGCCTGTCGGCGACGTGACCACGCCGCAGTACCCGCAGGTGATCGGCATCGCGACCAGTACGACGGTGCTCAAGCTCGCATTCATCGCGTCCGGCGTCGCCCTCTAACCCCTCAGAAACGGAGATCGCATCATGGCCTCGGCAGCTCGCCCCGGTTATTCGACTATCCTCAAGAAGGGCAATGGCGGCTCGCCGGAAACCTTCTCCGACTATGGCTGGGAAATCACCAGCATCGACGGCATCGGCTTCTCTCGCGAGGCGATCGACGCCACGCATCTGCAGAGCGCGGGGGGCTATCGCGAGTTCATTCCCGGCCTCAAGACCCAGACGCCGATCAGCGTCGAAATCCAGTGGGTCGCCTCGAACACGGGCGCGCTGCAGACGCTGCTCGAGGCCAGTTCGGCTCTCAACAACTGGCAGGCGCTGTTCCCCGACAACAGCAAGGTCACGTTCTCGGCGATGATTTCCAGCTTCAAGCTGGGCGCCGTGACTCCGGACGGCAAGCTCACTGCGACGGTGGAGCTCACCCCGTCCGGCGCGCCGACCTGGGCGTAACGCATGGGCGCGAACAAGGAACGGGGCGAGGTCGCCGTCCAGATCGGCAAGCAGAGCTACACGCTGTGCTTTTCGACCAATGCGATTGCGGAGATCGAGCAGGTCGGCGACGCCAGCATCATGGTGCTGATGGCGCAGTACGTCACCGAAGGCAGGGCCGCGACCACACGGCTGATGCTCTGGGGCGCGCTGCGCAAGTTCCATCCCGAGATCAGCCTGCTCGATGCCGGCGACATGCTGGACGACTGCACGCACGAGGACGGCAAGACGGTCGGGGAGGCGATCGGGGAAGCGATCCGATTTCGCCTGGCCGCCCTCGGATACATCGCCGACAAAGACGACGGGGAAGCCGCCAACAACGGCTGACGCGCTCGTCGAGTTCATCGCCGCCGGGTTCTCTGAAGACCTGTTCTGGTTGCTGACGCCTCGTCAGGTCTGGCGGCATATGCTGGCGGCTCGGAAGCGGGACGCACGGGCGCACAATGAACTGATGAAGGCGCACTATCTCGGCGCGCTGTTGCCGCACATGAAGAACCGTCCGCCGCTCAAGAAGCTGCTGGTCGATCCCGAACAGGGACCGCGCCAGAAGCAGGACTGGCGCGCGATCAAGGCCGCGTTTCAGGTGGCGCTTTCGGGAGACTGACGGATGGCAGGCGGATCGCTGATCGGCTCTCTGCGCGTCGCGCTCGGGCTGGATTCGGCCCAGTTCACGACGGGGCTGGCGAAGGCCAAGGGCGAGATCGGCGGCTTCTCCAATGCGGCGAAGATCGGCTTTGCGGCTGTGGGCGCCGCTGCGATTGCGGCGGGCGCGGCGCTCGGTGTCGCGGTCAAGCGCTCGCTCGATCATGCGGACGCGCTGGGCAAGGCGGCGCAGAAGGCCGGCGTCTCGGTCGAGGCGCTGAGCCGGCTGGAATATGCCGCACGCCTGTCCGACGTCTCGATGGAAGGCCTCACCGGCTCGCTGACCAAGCTTGGCAAGGCGATGGTGGATGCCACCGTCGACAAGGGCGGGCAGGCGTCCATCGCCTTCAGGGCGCTCGGCATCGATGTGCGCGACGCCTCTGGCAACATCCGCGACACGAATGCGGTGTTCCTCGACATCGCCGACCGGTTCGGGCGGATGCAGGACGGCGCGACCAAGTCGGCGCTGGCCATGCAGGTATTCGGCAAGTCGGGCGCGGAACTGATCCCGCTGCTCAATAGCGGTCGCGACGGGCTCAAGCAGATGGCCGACGAGTCCGACCGCGTCGGGTTCACGCTGACCGGCAAGACGACGACTGCGGCGGAAGCGTTCAATGACACGCTGACCCGGTTGCAGCTCGCGACCGACGGTGTCGTCAACAAGATCATGGTCGCGGCCTTGCCGGCCCTGCAGGGGCTCGCAGACATCATGTCTTCGCCGAGTTTCGCGACGGCGGCCGGCACGATGGCGAACAACATCATCACCGCCATCAACCAGATCGTCGCGGCGGCGGCGGCGGCGACAAACGCAATTTCCGATCTCAAGACGACGCTCAATCCGAGCCGGGATACCATCCTGCAGCGCATCGCCGATGCGAACGGGAAGACCTACAGCCCGGGGTCGTCGAACATCGAGAACCGAGCAGCGCCAGGGTGGCTGGATCAGTCCCGCCGGGACAGTTCATGGAAGGGCACATGGGGCAACCTCAAGTCGCCCGCAGCATCCCCGACAACCACGCCTCTGATCGATCTCGCCGCGCTCGGCGATGCCGCAAAGTCGGCAAACCAGTTCATCGATCCGTTCCAGGCGCGCATGCAAGAGCTCGCGCCGGTCCTCGACGATCTGCACAACCCCATGTCGACGATGAAGGACGACCTGACCGACCTTGAAACGATGTTCAAGTCGGGCCGGATCACGGCAGAGGTCTACGGGCAGGCGGTGCAGCGGACCTATGCCAATGTCGCGGCGTCGGCGCTCGATATGGCCTCGGGCATCACGGGCGCGCTCGCGTCCATGTTCAAGGACAACAAGGCGTTTGCGGTCGCGAATGCCGTCGTCCAGACGCTCAGCGGTGTCGCCAATGCCATCGGCAGCGGCCCGCCACCGTGGAACTTCATCAACGCCGGCATCGCGGCGGCGAGCGGCGCGGCGAACGTCGCCAATATCCTCTCGACCTCCGAGACCTCGACCAGCGTGCCCGGCACGTCGGCGGCGTCTGCCGCAGGCGCATCGGCGGCAGCGGCTCAGCGGCAAGCGGTGAATGTGACCCTGCAAGGGCGTCCCGGCGATGTCTTCTCTTATCAGCAGGTCGAAGCCCTCGTGAAGCAGCTCAAGGATATGAGCAGCGACGGCCTCGACCTTACCTTTGCGGCGGCCTAAGCCATGATCGTTATCGCCGATGCCCTTGCCCTGACGCTGATCGGGACGACCGAGGCCGACTATCCGGTGATCGGATGGGACAATCTCGTCACCTCGAGCAACGTGGCGGCGACCGCAGAGGACGCCGACTATCCGGCGCGTAACCTCGCGAACCCGGCCACCAATCAGCTTTGGAAAGGCACCGGCACCGGCACGCAATACCTCACGGTGACGATGGGTGCGGGCGTTCCGGTGAGCTTCGTCGGCATCGCGCGGCACAATTTCGGCACCATCGGCGCGACCATCACCATTCAGTATGATCCGGGGACAGGCAGTTGGGCCACGCTGGCCGGCCCGCAAATCCCCGGCGATGATCGCCCGCTGCTGTTCATCAGCGACGAGACGGTCGCGACCGGCGTGCGGGTGAAAATCGAGAACGCGACGGCCATCCCTCAGGCGGCGGTGCTGTCGGTGGGGCTGGCGCTGAGGATGCAGCGCGGCGTGCAGGCAGGCGTGATGCCATTCCCGCATGGCCGGTCGCGTGAGTACGTCAACGGCGCGGCGCAGAACGGCGATTATCTCGGCGACATCCAGATCCGCGAACGGCTCAACGGCTCGATGCTGTTCAAGGCGCTCGACGCCGACTGGTATCGCACCAACGCGCAGGACTTCGTTGATGTGGCAAGGACGCCGTTCTTCGTGGCGTGGATGCCCGCGTCGTATCCGACCGAGTGCGCCTATGCCTGGTGCACGGAAGACCCGCAGCCGGGCTTTGCCTATGGCGTGCCGGACTATCTCGATCTGACGCTGAAGATGGAAGGGCTGGCGCTATGAGCATCTTCCATGACGGCTGCACCGCGGGCCCGCTGAGCGACTGGCTCAACGGCCTGATCGCCGGGTGCTGCGATGCGCACGATCTCGCGCTCGATCACTCGACGGACCTCGGAACCTTCATCGACGGCAACCTCAAGCTGTTCGGCTGCGTCTGGCAGACGAGCCCCGCGCTCGCCGTTGGCGTGCTCGCCGCGGTCGCGAGCCCCGTCGGTTGGGTGCTCTACAAGTTCGGGCCGAAGGCTAAGCAGCAGTGACCCGTCAGGCTATCCGCTACGTCGAGATCGATGTCCCGGTCTGCGCCAATACCTATGGCGTCGCGCCGTGCACGGCCTCGGTGCCGACCACAGGCGCGGACAAATGCTATAACTGCGTCTCGACGTGCCAGGATTCTGCGCACTACGTCGACACGACCGACACCGTCCGCTTTGCCGAGGCGACCGGGTTCAATCCCGACGACATCGAGGCGCACCCGATCATCGAGAGCGTGAGCTTCACGCCGGGGCGCATCTCGCTCGGGCAGGATCTCGGGCAGCGCTCGTCGG